TTTTCTCTTGGATACACACCTGAAGGAGACAAGGTTACTGGGATAGATAAGAAGCTTATGGAGAGGGTTATATCAACTCTTACAGAGAACCAGTATCTCATATCCTCACTGCCAGAACTAGAGGATGACCCAAAGGGTGATCCGACACTTAACTTTAGAAACCTAATACCGTCCACAGGAAGAAGAGATGTGGCTGTTGTTATGAGAGACTATCTATCACACAGACAGGACAGAGCAGGCGACTTCAGAATAAACCTAGATGACGTAACGGATGCAGATAAAGAAAGCATCGCTACGATAATGGCAGCCGAAGCAGAGGTCGCGCTAGCCAGAGATGGTAATGCTCTTGGTTGGTATGACGCTAAGTTTAGAGCGGCTAAAAGTCTAATCGGTCTTATACGCCCAGAGATACTCAATAACCCTGAACACGATGCAGTGTTTGATTATGCTTTGGCAGTCACATCGAATGGCGTAGCAGTAATGCAGAACTTTGAATATGCGTTGAAGCAATACGACTATTGGGTTGAAAACGGCAAGTTTGATGAAATAGGTTATGGAAAATCAACAGGAGCTATGGAAGCTCACTTTGCATTGTATAACGCTCTTACAGATATGATGAAGTCTGGTGACTATAAGAGACCAAAGAGATTAGACAACTACCCACCAGAAGCCATAGGCGTGGACATTGAGCATTTCTTAGACAGAGATATTAAAATTAGAGACCTTATAAATGACCCTGTATTGAGCGGTATAGCAGAGAAGAGTGGTGTAAGCCTTGAATCTCTAGGATCACAGGAAAAGAAAGACACTGTGGTCAAGATGTCAACCATAATAGGATCAAAGATAGGTGGTGGGTTCTATCAGAACCTCAGAGGTAACTACGATACCCTGACTATGGATATGTGGTGGATGAGGTTCTTCAATAGAATTACAGGTAACCCATTTAAAATACCGCAGGACAAAACTCAGTTAAAAAATTACAACCAATTTCTTGAAGAAATTACAGTAAACAGAGCAAATCTTACAGATATAGAGAAGAGACTTCTAAAAGAAGCCAGAGACAACATAGGAAATGTTCCTCTGCGTAGAGACATGGTGGCAAGAACAACGCAAAGAATGGATCAAAGAATAATTGATCTGGCAAAAGAATACTCAGTAATACGAAATCGTTATTATAATTCTGTCTCTAATCAGGGAGTGGTGGATGGTATGACAGCAGAGGAAAGGGCTGTCATAAGAAGAAGAAATAGAGAGCAAAACAATCTTCTTGTTAAGCCAAGGTCTGTTTTGTTAGCCGACAGCATAAAGAGAAACTTTGTTGATGTGGGTCAGGACACCCCAAGAAGTGCCACTGATCGTGAGTTGATGAGAGAAACCACACAGATGGCTATAAGAAAATTAGAGCAACGTGGCGTAGTGCCAAAAGGAGCATTGACTAATGCAGATTTCCAAGCTGTTATGTGGTTCCACGAAAAGGAACTCTTAGATAAGCTAGGAGCAAGAAAAGGAAACGGACAACAAAATGATTTTGTAGACAGTGCTATAGAGGCACTAAGAAAGGAAGGTATAGACGATGACACGATTACGAAAACACTCCCCATTGCAGAGCGAGGCAGGATCATTCGTGGAGCAGATTCCGAAAGAAGAGTTGCCGAACCTAGCGAAGGCTCTATTGCGGCTAGGCAACAACTCGCAACTTTCAAAAGCGTTAAAGAAAAGAACGACATTACAAGAAAACAAGCAGAAGACATCAAGAAAGAGCTAGATCAAGATCGACAGAAGTACTACAGCTTGGGATACATTCCAGAAGAAAGAGAAAGAGACAGAGCAAACTTTGAAAGCACACTAAGAGCTAACGTGCAGGACTTCCAACATAAATGGAACTACAGTGCATCATCAGACTTTGTCGCTAAAATACTAGGTGGCATCAAGATAGGTCAAAGCTTTCAGCTAGGATACAGCGATGAGAAAGCCAAAGCATTATCTGATCTGTTTATTAGAAAGTTCCAAGACAGAATGATACCTGTGTCCAGAATGGTGGATGAGTTACAGGAGAAAGGATTCAAACTAACAGATGCTCTCAATCCTATTATGCAGGCTAGACTATCACAGGGTAAAGCAAACGAAGAGATACGAGACAAGAGAGAGACAATCCATAAGGATGTAGTTGAAGCTGTAGCAAAGCTTAACTTTACAGATGCAGAGTTTGAGCAACTCAAGAGTGTATCGAATGCTGCTACTGACCCTGACCAAGGAGGAGAGGGCTACATAGAGGTGGTCATGAAAGATTTCATGCCATCGTTCTGGAGAAGAATGTTGTTTGGCACACCAAGCAAGAAGTTGGTCATGGCAGAAACATATCTCTATGCTCTACACGCTAAAGAAAGAAACAACTATGTCAGAGAGATTGATGTAAACAACATCAATCAGTTTAAGGACAGAGGTTCTGGTATGTCTGATAGAGAAGCAGATGCCATACTAAACTGGTTTAGAAACCAGGAGAGAGAACTAGAAAACCTCAACGACATACGCACGAAGATACAAAGAGTCATAGACGATACCAACGAGGTGAGAAGAAACTCTGGTCTACAGGCTATGTTCTTACGAGGGTCAAACTGGACGAACTATATACCTTTGAGAGGTGCTTTCGATCCAGAAGATGAGACCGTTGACTTTAACAATGCAGGTCAGCGTAAAGCCCCACTGTTTGGTAGTAAAGGTAGAGAAGACCCTGTAGTCAAAGGTAGAATAGATTATGCTCCAAATCTAATTGTAAACGCACTAACACAGAACGCTAACTCCATCATGAGGGCGGCTCAGAATAACGTGGGTCGTGTGGTGTTGGACATGATCAGAGAAGACCCTGTGATGCTTCAAGAGTTTGCAACCATACAGGACACAGTGCCAGAAAGAATGTTTGTGGATGCACGAACAGGGGTTCTAAGCAAGAGACCTGCCACAAGGGATGATGTTGCAAAAGACAAACACATATTGATTGTAAAAGAGAACGGCAATGAAGTTGTCATACGTTTTAACAGTGCTGTGGTTGCAGGGGCGTTTAGAGGTGATACTGGTGCAGGAGATGCGGCAAGCAACTCTTACTTGATGATGGCTAACAAGTTCAACAGATACTTGTCTAGCATTAACACCACGTTTAACCCAGAATTTATTATTCCAAACTTTGTCCGTGACGTACAAACAGCAGCGGTCAACATCGATCAGTATGAGGGTGAGAGACTAAAGAGACTAGTAGTAAAAAGGTCACCTGCTATGGCTAGAGGTATATATAGAGCCGTACAGAAGAACGATATGTCCTCACCAGAAGCACAGATGTACGAAGCTTTTGTAAAAGCAGGTGGTAAGAACGTAACCAACCAGATGACTACACTTGGTGATCAAGTTGCTGATATACAAAACACCTTGAATTCCATATCCGAAGGCGGAGCTAGAGGTGGGTTAGCTAAACTAAAAGACAACTTTGTAGGTAAAAAGGTTACATCGTTAATAAACTGGATAGAGAATACCAACACTGCTATGGAGAACGCAGTTCGTGTATCCACATTTGAAGCTTTGTTAAATACAGGTCGATACACAGAGCAACAGGCAGCCCTAGCCGCCAGAGAGATTACAGTAAACTTTGCTAGAGGTGGTGAATACAAAACATTCTTAAACTCTCTGTATCTGTTCTTCAACGCATCATTACAGGGAACATTTGCCCTAGCAGAAGCAGCCACACGATCAAAGAATGTAAGACGTTTGTGGGTGGGCATAGTAGTAGCAGGTATATTGTCTGATCAAATCAATGCGTTCTTTTCTGATGAGGATGAAGATGGCATACTAATCTACGACAAAACAACAGACTTTACATTAGAGCATAATTTTCTCATACCTAATTTAGCAGGCAAGGCTATGGATGCTGTAAGAGATGAAGAGGATAATGTCCTCCAGAAAAACTCTTTCTCTATCCCACTGCCCTACGGAATAAACTTAGCATTCAATGTGGGTCGGTCTCTCAGCAGAAGAATGAGAGGGGCATACACTCCTGCACAGGCTACAAGTTCTATAATGTCAACAACATTGGAAGCTCTTAACCCTTTAGGTGGTTCCGAAAGCATTGCTAACATGGCAGCTCCTACGATTGGTGATCCATTAGTTAGCCTTTGGCAAAACATAAACTACGATAAAACACCCATAACAAAACAAGTATCGCAGTTTGCGGTGGGTACGCCAGATAGTCAGACATATTGGAATAGTGCAAGTCCTATGTCTGTAAGCATCGCTCAGTTTCTAAACAAAGCATTAGGTGGGAACGAAGTAAAGAGCGGAATGATAGATGTTAGTCCAGATACGTTGGACTTCCTGTTTAACTATTTTACAGGTGGTGCAGGTATGTTTGTCCAAAGGACAGCGACATTTGGATATGACTTGTCTACAGGAAATGTCTTTGAAGCATTTGAAGATGGTCTCACGGGAGAAGCGGTTAGGGAACAGATTAGAAAAACACCAATACTTAGAAAAGCTATTACGTCCGTATCAGAAAGAGAAGATACAGGTAAGTTTATACAGAAAAGAAACGTCATATTCGGTGCAAAGAAAGAACTAAAAGAAGCAATAGCTAGTAGAGATATGGACGAGATTAGAAGAGTTAGAAATAAGTTTCCTAAAGAGTTAAGGATATATGGAATAATAAGAGCCATAAACACCAAGAGACAGAAGCTTACATCACTCAGAAACAAACTGATCAGAGCAGAGAAGACAGCCAAGAACAAAGATGTATACGAAGCTAGGATAAAGAGACTAGATAAGCAGATACAGGCTTTGATAGGTAGAGGTAACTCCCTAATGAAGAATATCGAACTCGACTTCTTTACAGAGTATGGCTTAACAGGGTATTGATATGCTTGATATGATTGATATATCAAAAAGTATTATGGTACTTTTTTAAATCGGATTTAAATCGCTATTTAAGTCCGTTTTTTTTAATCTTTATCTGATATAATAAATTATCAAGCTTGATAAGGGGAGATTTTGCGTGGAAAGGATACAAGGAAGACTACTCCACAAGGCACAGTGGTCACTGCTCACAAATTGGTGATGGGATATATCTAGAGAGTCTCCCCATGTCATTTGATATTTACCTTTGTAAACAGAGGTGTCTCTCCCATAAGTCTGTCTTCAGCTATCTCAACATAGTCTTTATTAAGTTCTATAATAGTAGCGTTCCTATTTAATCTGTCTGCCACTAACCCTGTGGTTCCCGATCCGCCAAAGGGATCAAGAACGTGTCCGTCTTTTGGACAGCCTGCTTTGATACAGGGTTCTATTAGATCAGTGGGGAAGACAGCAAAGTGTGCTTCCTTGTAGGGTTTAGTGTTTACTGTCCAGACAGACCTTTTGTTTTTAGTCTCTGGCATCATGTCACGCTCTCTTGTCAGACCATTAAATACATTCTCTTTATCTTTAGAGTTATCTACGTTGATAGGTGTCTTGCCACCCCATCGGTTTTGACTAGCCTCTTCTTGTATAGCTTCATGGTCAAAGTAGTAATGTGAGTTCTTGCTCAATAGAAAGATATACTCATGTGCTTTAGTGCATCTATCTTTTACTGATTCGGGCATAGGGTTTGGCTTATGCCATATTATATCCTGCCGTAGATACCATCCGTCTTCCTGTAGAGCGAATGCCACTCGCCAAGGTATGCCCATCAAATCTTTCTCTTTTAGTCCTTGTATCTTGTTTGCCCTGTTCGGACTCACCTCTGGCTGATCATGTTTGTCTTTATGGAGTGTTTGCTTAACATTCATCCCATCTGCACGATAGTTGTGATATGTGTCGCCCAAATTTAGCCATACAGTGCCGTCTTCTTTTAGGGTATCTCTTACTCCACGGAACACCTCTACAAGCCGTCTGACGTAATCCTGAGGGGTCAATTCTAAGCCAATTTGCGAATCTTGACGCTCTGCACCGCATATTGGACACTTTTGCCTGTAAATTGCATCTCCGACCACATCTCCGTGGTCATACATATTTGCATGACCTGTAGCTGTATCTTTAGATATCTTGGTTAGTCTTTTGTGAGGACAGTTTGGGTCACCACCCACCCACGTTCCTGTATTGTAATCACGGAGTCCGTAGTAGGGCGGTGAAGTAACAACAGTATCAAAGTGATTCTTTGGTAATGTCTTTAGAACCTCTAGGCAATCACCTATCTTTATGTTGATCATTCTTTAGCTCCCAAGCTTTCTTTCGTAAGTTTTTAAACTTTGCCTGTGCCACTTCATTCGTTGCTAACTCTTTTCTTGATTCTATGTTAAGGAAACCTTTCAAAGCTTGAATGCAGTTTTTTTCATTATCTATATTATCTGTGAACAGATAGTAACTAGACTCAGAGAGGAGGTGATTAGACTCACCTATCTCATCCATCAACACTTCCCAAAACTCTGGCTCTTTGCAAGACATGATAGCACTCTTTACCATTCTTTGACCCTCTAGTTCTGTTGGGTTTATGTCTATCTCCTCTTGATCATTTATCCTAACCATAGCTACACCGTATCTAGTGCCTACACGATCTCTTAACAAACCAACAGGTACGTCATCAGGATGAACGCAGAGAACTAAGTTGTATCCATTCTTGTCTTTTCGTAACGCAACTTGTACAGCCTCAAAGTTGTACGCTAAATCTTTTACATTAGTCATTTGCTTTCTCCCCAGATGGTGTGGCTTTTATTGCACTAACATTCTTAACTTCATACGCTATTTTATTCATCTTATCGTATCGTTTGCTTGCAACATTTAACTCTCTATCTCTTGCCATCTCTTTGGCTTCAAGTTTGTTCCTTGCTCTGATTCGCCTTGTTCTTCGATATACAACTTCGACAACGACATCAAACGACATCGCTCTAAGATAATCAGTTGTTCCTCTGTCTAGTTTCATTGTACTTTCTCCAATTTTCTTCTGCCCATTCGATTGGGTCAACTCCTTGGAATATCCACCATCGTTTCTCGTTGCCGTCATGATGTATTTCCATATGGTGGGTATGGCAGATAGGCACTACCCAATTGTCGCCCACTTTCAATGCAACACCTCTAGGTTCTGCATACATAATGTGATGAGCCTCACTCTCTCTTCCACAGATCAAGCAAGGCTCTTTTCTAACTAAGGATAAATATTTTTTATCCCTTATCTTCAAGACAACAAGTCATCAAGAGTTGTTGTTTGTTGTGCAGGTTTACTTGGGATAGGCTGTTCGCCATCTTTCCTATCCTTGTGAACACTCGCCCTAACCGTGATGTACTTCTGCTGTTTAGAGCCATCATCCCTTGGCTTGCTGAGATTAACCCACCCTGCAATGCTGATCTTAGGTTTTGGGTCATCATTGCTGTTTATGTTATCTTTGTATAAAAGATACTGCTTGTGGATATTCTCACACAAATCTAAGGGAAGTTCCAAGTCACCAATCATATCTGGTTGACCGTCTTTCTGCTTAAACCTGTTTGAGTTTAAGATACCATTGAAATAGATTTTATTCATTAGCTTGCTCCTTGTAAGTTATCTAATTTGGTTTTGGTTTCTTGTTTAAATTTAGCCATCAAATCTGCATCGTCTTTGAATGTGTTTATGGCTTCTTGGTTTACCGAAATAAACTCCTTTAGATGGTTCACAGACCCTTGATCTTGCATGAAGTGTTTTAGTATTCTAAACACCGCTTGCGGATGGGTCTCACCCTCATTCTTCTTTACTTGGTTATTCTTACCAGACAATTCTTTCACCACAGTTTTAATCTCTTCCTGTGGTTTCTCCTGGCGTTGAGTGGTTTTATTTTGTACCATAGTACTTTTTGGTTCTACTGTAGTAGAATTACCATCGTCATCTGTTTCTGGATCACATTCTAGGTTCAACATGGATTGAAGTAGATATCTTCTCATGTAGGTGATGCCACTACCGATTGCTTGGCTACCCTTTTTCGTATCGTCAAGACAGCTAACTTTACTTTCTAGTTTCTCACCAGAGGGCAGGTGGTACAGAGTACAAACCAATAGGTTTTCTATTCTGTCATTCATATTCATTACTTCTGTAGTAAAAGATATATGAACACCATTCTCTTCTAATGGCTTTTTACAAGCTTCAAAGACATCCATAAGTGTAGAGTATTTACTACCAATATGAGGATTTCTCCCAGACTTCTTTAATTCTGAGAAGCCTTGCCCTCTTGCTTTCTCTATAGCTTCAAATATTTTTTCTTTAAGTGGCTCAACCATTGTCTTTTCCTTTCATGTATGATTCAAATATCGAGTCTATTACTGCTTTGTATTGGCTCTGTGTTGTGAACTGAGAAATCATTAATTCACCTACCAATTTCTGAAGATGCTTCACATCTTTCTGACTTATATTCCACATTATCTTATCGCTATAAGGGAATGTTTTTTTCTCACTCATGATTCTCTCCATATATAGTTTTTGTTTTAAAAAACCCCTTATGTTGGGGGTATCTATGCATGAAGTACCTTGCATACATAGAAATAAAATCGTTACTAATCTTAAATGGGTTGCCGTAAGTCACTACACTAGTCTCCCATCTCACTCTATTTATAATCATCCACGCTGACATCTTCTTGTGACCTCTCTTGATTGCATGGAAAGTAAACTTGTCAAACAACTCACATACCTCTGGATTTTTTAAATGCCATGCCCACCACTTTTCCTTGAGGTGTTCGTAATGATTAAAATATTCCGTCATCACTTTCTGCCTTTTATAGGTATAGAAACAAGGTGATTAAAAAAATTTGGATATATTTTTCTTTCTTTTGGCTTGCCTGTTTTTCTGTCGATATCATTTATTATGTAATAGTAATCACGATGGTTTTTTGGCAATGTGCATATGGAATAGTCTTCCTCGTATGATTGCTGTAATTTATTATCTTTACTCATATTTTTTCTTCCGTCCTTTTCTTGCTTTGCTTGTTTTGTTGTTAAATAGGTCTGGTTTTAAAAAACTTTTGTTCATGTCTTCGTGTATATCTTTCATAATCTTAGCTTTACGTTTTCCTATCGCAGAAAGTTTCTGACTTATTTTCTGCTCTGCTGTGATTGGTTTTAGTTTTAGTGATTCCCAATCTATGTAAACTGACTTCTTCTTATCGCTCATAGCATCTCCTCTGGTTTTCTAAGTGGTATTCTTACTTCTATGTCAAAGTTTTCTACTTCAACACAGTTAGGCTTGCCAATAATTGGGTCTCTCAGTTGGCTAAGTGCTTGAGCAAACTCAATGCAATCCTGTTTGTAGCTGAAGACCATCCTGTGTACAGCATGATCATCTTTTTGAATGTCTGGTAAAGTTATTAGAAACAATACGAAATACGTCACGGGGTTCATAGTGTTCTCCTTTGTACTATGGTACTTTTTAGTTATCGTTGTATTGGGAACAGAAATCAGCAACAGCACAATAATTTGATTTACATCGTGTGTACTCACCTTTACGAAACTCAATGTCGTGATTTCGTTTATGTACGTCTGCGTCTATCTTATCGGATAGATCATAGACTAAATTTTCTGCATCTTGTTTATTGTCGAAAACTCTAAATGCTTTCTTGTTACCCTTTTTAATAACTGCCCACTTATCTTCTTTTGCCCATCTCTCTTTGTCTGTGCATAAGACAAACTGATCTTCTAGATCAAACAACTGTCGAGCATCTTGATGTACAGTAACTCTCTCGTTTACATACTTGATTCGCTCTTTCATAGACCACAAAGGTATGTCTATGTAAGCAACAGGATGCTGTGGATAGTCTGGTTTTAATTTAGCTTGTGTCCTATTCCAATCTCTAAGTATTGCACATATCTTTATGTTTGTTACAGGTCTCTTCTTGTTCTTCTCAAGCAGGTAAGCATACACATTTAACTGATTAACCCATTCTTGCTTATCAAACATTACTGACCAAACAGAAGTAACCTTGTAATCCGTAATTATTAATTGATCATCTTTTGATTCGTATTGATCTATTGCACCAGATATTTTCCAACCTCTTACCGTGTCATACAATCTTTGCTCTTTGGTTACGTTCTCAGATTCTCCACTCTCCAAAACAGAGTGAACTGCCGTACCAAACAAAGCAAAAGTCATGTCCATAACATCGGTGGATATCTCTTCCTTATGTTGCTCTCGTAACAAAAGAACTCTGGGCGAATCAATAAGCTGAGTAACTGATATATCAGCATCACCTCTACTATATTTATCTGATGTTGCGTAATTTAAAAAAGAGTCTGGAAGACCATATTTATTAGTAATCATTTTATACCTATGCTTTATTATTATTATATTACTATAATATTATTATTGATTATTTTTTAATTATATAATAATTAATAGAACATATGTCAACTCAAAATAGAATAAAAGGTTTGTTTAATATAATTTTTACAATCGAAGGAGAACCTGCAAGCAAAGCGAATCAACGAAAATTAGTGTTGATTAAAGGTCGAATGGTTCCAATAAAGTCTAAGAAAGCATTGGATTATGTGAAAGAATTTCAGAGACAAATTCCAAAGATTGACCCTCTCACAGAGGACTATGTCAAGGTGGAGATGATGATCTATTACGCATCCAGAAGACCAGACTTAGACGAATCACTAATCTTAGATTGTATGCAAAATTATGTGTACTACAACGACAGGCAAGTAAAAGAGAAGCATATCTATTGGGGTCTAGATAAAGAAAGACCTCGTACAATAATCAGAGTGTCTGAGTATAGAAAGGAGGATACGCCAGACTACTTGACAAACTAACTAAATAAAAAAATAATACAAACTTCATAGTGGAGATATCATGCTAAACTCAAACATGAGCAACATGGTACTCAGTTTAGGTAAAGGGCAACATAAACTACAATGCCCATCGACAGAGTGCCAACAGCGAAAAAAGAAAAATCTTAAAACATTATCCGTTAAGGTGGATATGGATGGGGCAGTTTACTATTGCCACCATTGTAATCTTAGTGGTCAAGAATTTTATAACAAACATAGGGAAACTAAAATGACTTCAATACCAAAAATAGAGAAAAAACCATTGAGTATCAATGGTTTACAGTGGCTTAACAAAAGAGGTATCAGCGAATCAACTGCCGATAAGTTGGGCATTACCACTTGCACACATTACATTCAAGGAGTTGGAAACGAGACCGAATGTGTGATGTTTCCCTACACAAACAGAGGTCAGGTATACGCATCTAAAATTAGATCGATAACTGAAAAAGGGTTTGCTTGTTCTGGCTCACCACAAAGCTTTTTTAACTTGGATAGGGTGGACACTACCAAGCCACTAATAATATGTGAGGGTGAGTTGGATGCTTTGTCATTTATTGAATGTGGAGCAGAGAATGTTGCTTCCGTTGTCAGCGTACCGAATGGAGCGGTGATGAAAGTAGTGGATGAAGAGTTTGCGAAGAAAGACGATAGTAAGTTCCGTTTCCTGACAAACGCAGAAGAGATGCTAGAAGAGGTGGAGAAAGTAATCATAGCGACTGATTCAGATACAGCAGGGCAGGCTATGGCAGAGGAAATGGCTAGAAGAATAGGTAAGCATAAATGTTTTAAGATAAACTATCCGAAGGATTGTAAGGATGCTAACGATGTTATTCTTAAAAAAAGTACCATAGCACTTTTTGAATTGATCGATCTTGCCTCCGCCTATCCAGTATCAGGATTGTATGATGCATCTCAGTTTTACAAAAACTTAGATAGTTTATATTCAGACGGCTTTGGGAAGGGGGAAAGTACAGGGTTCGACAATGTGGATGAGTTATACACAATTGTTAAGTCGCAACTCACTATCGTTACAGGTCATCCGTCAAGCGGTAAATCAGAGTTCATAGATCAGCTTATGGTTAACCTTGCTGTTAATAAGGGATGGAAGTTTGCTGTAGCAAGCTTTGAGAATCAACCAGAGATACATCTAGCTAAGATTATATCTAAGTATAAAAAGAAACCTTTCTTTGATGGACTGAACCCAAGACTTACAAAAGAAGAATTGGACGATGGTAAGGACTTCATAAAGAAGCACTTCTACTTTGTGCATCAGAGAGATGGTAGCTTGAGTTCAATTGATTCCCTGTTAGAAAGGATCAGGATTAGTGTATTACGTTATGGTACAAACGCTGTCGTCATAGACCCATACAACTATATCATGCGACCAACAGACGAACAGGAGACAGCATTTGTGTCTAGCCTGCTCAGTAAGATACGAGTGTTTGCTCAGACTTATGATATCCACGTTTGGCTCGTTGCTCATCCTACCAAGATGATGCGAGATAGTTCTGGTAAAGTACCACCACCTATGGCTTACGATATCTCTGGCTCTGCTCACTTCTTTTCCAAGACAGATTGTGGTTTGACAATACACAGACCAGACCCTGCCAACAGCAATATCACAGAGGTGCATTGTTGGAAGTGTCGCTACTCATGGGTGGGTAAACAGGGGCAAACTATACTAAGCTATGATGGATTGACCTCTACATACAAACCTTTTGAGCCTTACAAAGGCATTGATGAGTTGTTTACAGATGCCCCAGACTTTTAGTTGGACATGGTGGACATGATGATAAGTGGCATATCCTGTGGCGGAAAAACCACAAACCACAAAATATAGCATTGACAACAAACCAAAATCGTCCGTATATTATCGAATGTGAATAGCACTACCTATGCGAAATCACTTCACTATGACAAACTTGGGTCTCTTCGGAGACCCTTTTTTTTACATCAGCAAAAAATAAACCGCTGGCTTCGAGCCGCTGGGAGACCAGCATTCAAAAAGTATCATGGTACTTTTTATGGGATGAGATTTAAATGCTGATTTAAATCCTGTTTCGATAAAGCAAAAAAAAGCCCCCAGACATTTCTGTCTAGGGGCTAAGTTGGGAGGAAAGACCTGTTAAAGAATGGGGCGGTGAAAGGAATATAAAACCGCCCCAAGTACACAATAACCCACAGGTAAAGGTTATTGGTATTCATGTTAGATTATTCTTCTAATAATCCAAGAATTTTTAATACTGCCTTTGCTAATTCCTTTCAGCCGTAATGAATAAAATCATCACCATTATCACAAAGAATAGTATCGTTTAATTCTGTGTTTTCCACTTCATGTTTACACAGGTCAATGATCTCACCTAACTTAGATGTATCTTCGATGACCTCATCTTTTAATCTAGTCATATCTAATCCTTTCTATCTAAAATATAACCAACGATAATTCCAAATGTCGCTACTGACATAAGGGATGAATATGCAGATAATAATTCTTTGTCATTATCCGCAAGAGCGGATGTACTCAGTAAGCAGAGTACACCCATAAAAATTGATGAACCTATGAATAAAATTCTCATGGTCAATACCAATACAGTTCAGCAACAATCCATAACCATATGAGACTACCCATAAGGAGAGTAAAGACTATGCCCTCTGCAATTGCCTTTAAGACTTCTAACCAATTGATCTTCATGACTTGATCTCCAACTCGTTAGCAATCTTAGTGACAAGCTTCTTGTCTAGGTCTCTGTTAGCCTTGCCTATGTCCTCATGAACTGCGTGAAGAACATCACCGCTTGGCAAAGTCTTAGCCATAAGGAAAAGGTTAGGTATCACATAAGGAGTAAACTCATAGCCTACAGGCATTCCATCCTTGTTAGTATACCCATTGGCTTCAGTTCTTTTAGTGAAAGCAAAGTCAACAAAGTTGCCCTTGTATAACGTCTTGCCCTCTTTTTTGACCCAATCCAATTCAACATAAGAGTCTTTCTTTTCATCGTACTTTTTATAAACACTAAGGCTCATAGGGAATAAAGACCTGTTACCCATTTGCGATCTAACAAAAGGAAGACAACGTCTTTCCCACATAGGTGAGACCTGCAATGTCCAATCTTTTACTCCATTTGACTTAGTTGTTATTTGAGAGGTACGCTTCAAAAATGCCTTAGTAGAATACTTGACCTTATCCTCTGGTCTCCAAGAATACTTTATGCCATCAAAGCAGAACGATAGGTCTAAAGACAGGCTTGAACTAGTTCTAGCACTCTCAAAAATACCCTTAGACTTTCTTAGCAAGTGAACATACTTTGCGCCATCCTCAGTTTCTAGGTAAGTGTCACATTGGATATCAAGATTTTCATATGCTTTAGGAAAATGCATTGCTATTCCTCTATCGGCAGAATACCTAGCATCATATAAAATACTATCAATTGTAGAAAAGTATGGAGTTTGTCTCTCATCGTATCTAAGTTCTTTCAAAGAATCTAACTGATGGACGAAACCCATAAGATTGTCTCCAACATTGTTACTAGAATAGCCTTGAGAAAAATCCTTAAAGTTTTTAGAGAAAACAAAAGATTGTCTAACGACTCCGCCGTCAGTGTTTTCTCTAATATTTACTGATCTAGTGCCATCTTTTCCGCCATTACGATGATAGTAATAGGTTCTGTTCTTTTCATTTAAAACATCAGCAATAAAATCTTTTGGAATATCTAATGTTTCTCTCTGAAAATTTATGCATTGTGCAAGCTTGATCTTAGCCATGTATTTCTTAACGGCAGTTTCTCTTTCTCTACCTGCTTTATCATGGGCGGTCTTCCAGTACCATCTGGGTCTTCTGCTGTAGATATAGTCTTTAGCTTCTTGCTTAGTGTCAAATATCATTCCATCTGGCATAACCGTATAGGTATATTCTGGCGGTTCACCCACAGACGTAGCCTGTTTTATGATTGTATATTTTTCCATTTTTGATTCCTTTTCTTAAATGGTGTTTCTCTAGGGCAACCCTAAAGAGAATACAAAAAGTACCATAGTATTTTTGCATTCTCACAAAGGTTGCAGGGGGGAATCCCCCCTACAATTAGTCATCGATGAATATTGTTGTGCCATAAGGTGGCAGGTAATAACTGCCAAGCTTTTCTTTAGATTGACAACATACCCAGATAATCTCACAAGGCTCATCGAACTGCGGTTCGTCACCGTAGTCACTGATCTCGCAATCAGTAAATATAACAAGCTTCTTGAAATTAAAGTCCTGCCAATTCTCATCGACATATTGAAAAGCAGGTCTAATCCTAGTACCGCCTGTACCGTTGATCTTGAGAGACTCTATCTCCTCACCCTTGTCAAACCGCTTGATACCATCAACGTCAACTCTGGATGTAAACGGTATAACAGTAATAGAGTCTGGTTTGATATCTTTAGACAAAGCATTCATCTCTGAGAACCCTCTATCTCTTTGCTTCTTATCGACAGAAGCAGAGGTATCTTGAAGCACTCCGATATCACCGCATGACATACCTACAATCGTAGGTGTAATGGCATTCCATGTAAGATGCTTCTTGTTAAGCTTCTTATATGTGTAGGTAGAGTCATTGTCACCGCCCTGCCATGCAAAGGTAAATGCTTCCTGCCATTCAACCTTAGACTCTTCAACTCTGTTTAGAACGTCTTGAATCTCTTGGTTGATTGCACCTACCTGCTTTGCTTTGATGCCTGCTTGAACGATCTTCCTGTCAATAGACTTGCTAAGTTTTTCTAACTGCTCTTGGTTCATTTCCGAACCGTCTTCGTTAGTAGGCTTCTCAATCTCACCGCCCCATGATTGTTGCGGTTGATCTTTGACAGCGTCCTTGTTTTGCTCAAGCACCGCATATATTTCTTCTGCGGTCATCTTCCTGCATTTCTCTCTGGTGAGACCAAAGTCTGGCATTTCAACAAGACCGCCTTTAGGTAACTGTAACCGTAGGTCTGGTTTACGAAACGATGCCATACCAAAGAAACGGTTACTCTGATAGTCATAGGTCTCAATAGTATTGTTGACCTTTAGGTCACAGGCAAAGTTCCATAACTTAGGGTCTCTGTTTCCCATGCGGATATGGTGCTTGTCTACAATGTGCATAATCTCATGCACAAGTACGGTTGCATTTTCTATAACCGATAAAGTGTTTACAAACGGTAGTGAATAGAAAATGTTCTTGCCATCAGTACACATTGTCTCAATGTCATTGCGTTCTGTTGGGTTGCCTGCAATCATCACTCCACCATAAAAGGTGAAGTGATTTGAAACGATTGACTTGGCTAATGCGATTTTGTTTTCCATGTTAACTCCTAAACATAAATATCATTTAAATGTCCATCAGCGACTAACTGCTTGAAAGTATCTGATGATCGAACACCGCTACAAACTGCCATGCAATCTTGCACACAAACCTGCAATAGGTCTTTGTTATCTAATCGCACACAATATTCTGCGATAGCAGGGAACGTGTCCAATGTGCAACGTGCAGATAAAGAGCCTAACAATACGAACAGAATATCTGGTCTATCGCAGATCGGAGCATTAGCAGGGTCATCCAGAATAGCATCCAAGTTAGTTAACTCTGGAGCGGTCTGTACTACCTCTAGAAATGCCATGAAGCTGTTAGTCGTAGCTTCCCCTAGTGTACCAGATAGCAAAGCCTGTAAGCAGACTAGGTCACCTTCAAGACCCATATCCAATATGGTGTTTGCTCTCTGCCATGCTCTAGGTGTAGAGGTTGAGTCCTGCGTAGGGTCAGAGTGACAAAACACCGTAGGGTCTTCCTTACCTTTGAACCGCATGAAAGCAGGAATGTAGGGAGACCAACCGCTCTTAGTAGCATAGTCACAAAAGTCATCGATATCTGGTTCGACATAGATGAACGTCACCCTGTCCTTAATGTGCGTAGGAATACGATTAGTACCTGCCTTATCTTTTAGGCGGTTACCTGCACACATAAAGAACCAACCGTCTGGAAGCTTGTATTCACCAACCATGCCATCATTCATAATAGGAGCGATAGCATTCTGAGTGGGAACAGGTGCTTGCGGAAATTCATCACCAAACACCCAACCTATTTCGATACCTGCGGTCTTCTTAGCGACTACCTCTAGATACCAATGTGCCTTTAGGTTTTTAGTCTGATCATTAGCTAAGTCTGGCATTTGAATACCGTTAACCTCTGTAGGGTCTTTCTGTGCTAGAGCAACCTCAACCATACCCATGTCTAGACCATTGTAAGGCTCATAAACTGATTGCCTACCGCAATCGGTCTTACCAATTCCCTGCATTCCCATAAGCATAGGTACAATTGGTTTTGCTCCTGTTCCTGCCTTTTGGTTTTCGTAGTTAGAGATTAGGCAATGTCTTAATATCTTGCCTGCTTGTCTTATGTTAACTGTTTGTGTCATTTGTTATTCCTTTCAATATGACTTCATAAACTCACCATTAAGTTTATGAGTAGGGAGTCTTGAAAAATACTATGGTACTTTTGAAAACTCCTAACTGATAAACTTTAGAATGATATCTTCTTTTGACCTGCAACATCAGAGACAGGTGCTAGAGCATCAGCAATTGCGGTAACCTTATTGTTAAGCTTCTTAACTTCCGCTCCTGCTTTCTTAGCCTTAGACATTTTCTTTTTGGCTTGATCTTCAAAAGATTGTCTAGTCGCAATGGCTTCTTCTAGCCTGCTCTTTAGATCAAGAACGATATCCATTTCCTTACCGCCCTTGTATTTAGTTCCGCACTTGGCAGGAACACCAACAACAGAGTCGATAACTTTCTGGACAAAGTCTCTGTTAGCTTCCTTGTTAGGGTTGCATATGTCCATCAACTTAGCTTCAGAAGTGATTTTGTACTGCTCCATAACCTTTACGATATGGTCAACGCTAGTATCATTTTGACCTGCGAAAGCATCATTCTTGATCACTAAGAACTGATGTAACCAACTAAGCTTTTCAGACTTCTTCTTTTGTTGATTATCGTTTAAGCCTGCTTCCATAAGACCTTCTCTAATAGTCGCAAGATCATCAGATTTTAATTCTGTTTTTCTGCTTATGATCGCAGAGGTTGAAAGCATAGTCGCGTAGGTCTGGCAATTTGAAAGATTGATCTTCTCAGAGTTCTTCTTGTTGTTGCCCTTTAGTCTATTGATTGAAAGATCAAGAGACTTGATAGAGGATATAGCATCCTGTGTAAGATTGATTTTAGTGTTCATGATTAATTTCCTTTCATAAATGTTAACACTATAAACAAAGCAGGTTCATCCTGCTTTGATCACAGTGTTACCTGTGATGCGCTGATAAAGATTTACGACTCTGTAAGTATTCCAACCTACTAAGCAACCGCCATTATTTTAGACTAGGCGTTTAGATCAGCTATGGTCTCCACGTTAAAGGTCTGGATATCGTCAGTACGTTTGCATCTAGGCTACAAGGGTCACAGGACTTGGTAGGCTTCCAGAATTCCCCTAAAAGGGAAAGAGCGGATTCAACCCTTGTGCGTTCCGCATTGAACGTCACCTTATGTCTAATCTGAATTAATCCATGTGAACTCCTTTCTAAAAAATCATAAGTAAAATTATATATGTAAGCACTTTTTCAACAATTACAATAGTAGTACAAAAAAAATATTCAATAAAAGTAAATTTAATTATCTGATATTAAAGGGTTAAAAAGTACTATGGTATTTTTCCCAGACGTAAATCTCACCTATGCCAACGGGAACGCCTGTAATGGCTTGTAAGTGTGTCAGGTATATTGGGTTGAAAAATGTGCTAATGCCCTGTTATAACTAATTCTGAGAGGTCAATTTTTTTGGAGTTATTAAAATGTCAGGTAAGAAACCGCCCAAGTTAACATTAGTGAAAGGTCAAGAAAAAGGAAAAGACCGCCCCTTAACTGCGAAGCAGGCTAGCTTCTGCGAAAGTATAGTGGGAATGAATGAGGATGAACCCTTAACAATAGTAGACGCATATAGAAAACATTACAGTACTGACAACATGTCTATAGATGCTCAATATGTAGAGAGTAGTCGACTCTATAACTCCCCTAAGATATCCCTAAGGATTCAACAACTGAGGGATGAGCTAGAGAAAAGAAACATTGCACGAAACCAGTCGAGAAAGGAGAGGGTAATATTTAATCTGGAGTCACTTGCCTATGATAAAACTAATACAGGTCACACTCGCGTGAAAAGCTTAGAGCTATTAGGACGCATGGCAGGAGTCGACCTTTTTAGAGATAACCATGTGATAGAAGATAATAGGAATGCACAGGATATTAAGGAAGAATTAGAGAAGAAGCTAAAATCTCTATTGTCATGACCCCACCTACCCCCACCCCCCATGATAACAGCGTTGCGTTGGTCATGACTATATATAGTAATCCACACAAATAATTCTATGGAATTTCTATCAAGGGTCAAAGTGGGTGAATGGATGTGGTTTAGTGTTATATTCTCTTATGTAATGGAGAGGCTTATAGAAGGCGATACAGAGGGTCTAATGGTTTGGTGGTACTTTGTGTTATATTTGGGTTCTATGTCCTCTGAGTAAGGCTTATTTCTTCGCTATTAGGCTATCAAGCTTTTGTTCAAGTCTCACTAAGTGTTCGACTACCCTGTCAATGTCATCTTTATGGTCATTCTTATGAACATATTGCTCTCTGGTTTTATTGAGAAGTATCTGAACTCTTTTGAGTTCATCACTTTGGGATTTGATATACCATGCTAATGGTGCTACTACTAGTGTGAGAATGATATTCCAGATTGTTGAGAGTTCTAAGATCATCTTATAATGATTCTTTTTATTTTATTATAAATATATATTATTATAATATTAATATTATTATAATAACAAATGTAAAGGTAAAAATGGCGAAAAGAAAATCAGGTGCATTGAAGACTGCCAAGACACCCACCCCCTTCCCCAGTGAGCTTCAGCCATATAACAAACCTTATAGTTTGGGTGACGTAGAATATTTAAAATATTTAAAAGATTTAGCTTCAAGAAGAGTGCCAGGTGGAAGCAAGACAACAGAGCTTGCCATAGATGATATCGAAAGAGAGACAGGCGGTGACTTTGGTAAAGTCATACAAATGGTCACAAGTGACAAAGCACCCTCCAAAGCAGAAAAAGATTTTGTAGAGTATTACAAACACTTGGAGAGTATTGGGGTAGCAAAGCTTCCAAAGGATTTTAAAAGCATTTACGGAACTAATTTAAGAGGAACATTTTTTCCAAAATCAAGTGATGAAAGAAAGGTGTACAAAAGCAAGACGGATGAACCTCAAATACTTGTTCAAGATTTAGATAAGATAGAAAAGTTTGGTGCAAAATACGATAAAAGAGATATAGACAGCAGAAGTTTTTTAGAAAGATTTAAAGCACTATTTGGATATGGCAGAGATGATTTTAGTTTAGCTGAAGAAAGGGAAGAAGGAACTTTTCCCACAGCAGAAGATATGGAAAAACTAAAAATGATGCAAGGAATGGAGAGAACAAAAGGAGAGGAGCTTGACCACTATGCGATAAATCTTCTTAGAAATCTTGGATACAAAACACCAGAGTCAATAGATAGACTAGGCAGTAAAGGTACAGGTGGTGAAGAGGGGTATATGGGAGAAATAAACGCACTTAGATACGGAAAAAAGTTAGAAGACTTTAGTGAAAAAGATTTTAAAACTCTTGTAGAGTTAGAAAATATGGCGGAAAAAGAGCTAAAGAAAAGGCGTGGATATAAAGAAGGTGGCGTTGTTAATATGCTAAAGAGTTTTAAATGAGCGAGTACAGAAGATACCATGCTTCTAAAAAGATGAAGCAAGAGAGAGCCATGCGAAATAAGAACCGAAGGACGGCTTTGAAGAACGGTACTGTTAAGAAGGGTGACAAGAAACACATAGACCACAAGGATGGTAACCCCAGAAATAACAAATCAAAAAACCTGCGTGTGATCTCTGCCAAGAAAAACAGAAAAAAACAGTGAACCTCCAATCAAAAGATATCAAAAAGAAAATAGGTATGCTCCCATTGGAGCAACAAAAAGAAGTATTAGCTCTCCTAGAACAATACGAGCAGGTTAAAAGCAAAGAAGAATCACAAAAAGAGTTTATTCCTTTTGTTCGATCTATGTGGTCAGAGTTTATAGGAGGTGAGCATCATGATATTATGGCAGAAGCTTTTGAGAAAGTAGCAAGCGGTGAACTAAAAAGACTGATAATTAATATGCCACCCCGTCATACCAAGTCAGAATTTGCATCGTATCTATTTCCTGCGTGGTTCTTAGGACAATATCCAGAAAAAAAAGTGATCCAGACAGCCCACACAGCGGAGTTGGCAGTTGGTTTTGGCAGAAAAGTGCGTAACCTCATACAGTCAGAAGAGTATCAAAAGGTATTTAGCGGTATAGAACTGTCCACAGACAGTAAGGCTGCAGGTAGATGGAACACAAACAAGGGCGGAGACTACTTTGCTATCGGTGTTGGTGGGGCAGTAACAGGAAAAGGTGCGGATGTTTTGATAATCGATGACCCACACTCCGAACAGGACGCACAGGCAGGGCAGTATAACCCAGAAGTATTCGATAAAGTGTACGAATGGTACACATCAGGACCTCGTCAGCGTCTACAACCAGGAGGTGCTATCATACTTGTGATGACCAGATGGGCAAAAAGAGACCTGACAGGTCAAATTTTAAAAAGTATGACCGAAAGAGAGGGTGCAGATGACTGGGAAGTCATACAATTACCTGCAATTATGCCCTCTGGTAGCCCATTATGGGGCGAATACTGGCGATTAGAGGAATTAGAGAGCCTAAAAGCGGAATTACCCCTGTCAAAATGGAATGCACAGTACCAACAAGACCCCACATCGGAAGAAGGAGCGTTAATTAAGCGTGAATGGTGGCAAGAATGGACAGAACACGAGCTACCACCCTGTGAATGCATTATTCAATCATGGGATACAGCGTTTTTAAAGACACAAAGGAGCGATTACAGTGCCTGCACCACATGGGGGGTGTTCTACCATGCCAGAGATGTGGATCAAAGCCGTCCTCACCTGATTCTTTTAGATGCATACAAAGAAAAACTAGAGTTTCCAGAGCTAAAACGTGCGGCATACGACAAATACTGGGAATGGGAGCCAGATCAGATGATCGTAGAAGCAAAAGCCTCTGGTGCGCCTTTGGTGTTTGAGCTTAGAGCTATGGGAATACCTGTTACAGAGTTCACCCCCACTAGGGGTAACGATAAAATTGCTAGGGTCAACGCAGTTACAGACTTGTTTTCTAGTGGAAGTGTATGGTACTATTCCTCTAGATGGTCTGAAGAGGTGATTGAAGAGTGTGCATCATTTCCCACAGGTGATCATGACGACTTAGTAGATAGTACAACCCAAGCTCTTTTAAGGTTTCGTCAAGGAGGATGGGTCAGAGCAGAAAGAGATGATTGGGATGACGAACCTAAATACAGAAGACCAGTGGAGTATTACTAATGCCTAAATACAGAAAAAAAGACGGAACAATAGTATCATTTACAAAACCTGTTCCTAAAATAACACAAAGAATGTTAGGACTAAGACCTGCTAGAAAAACAATAACAGTAAAAGACATTGAGGAGGCAGGTAAAAGAAGAAAGAAAGCAGGCGGTGTTATAAAAATGCGTGGTGGTGGAATAGCAAAAAAAGGAAATGCTAGTCTATCAGGTTATAAAGTCGTATGACCATATCTAGAGCCAGTATGAAATCACAACTGGTTAGAGGTAAGAAGAAGTTCGTAAAGGCTAAAAAGAAAAAATATAAAAAGAAGAAAAAATAATGGCAGCCTTTAGCTCAGATGAACTTAAATACATGAAAGCCATAGCTGACTATAGAGCAAAGAAGATAAGCTATTCAGAGTTTCTAGATAAAACTATTAAGCTTAGAGATATAAGAAGACACATTAAAGATAGCCACACTATGACAGGCAGAAAGTTTTCTCCTGGCTACAAAAAGGGTGGTAGAATAAAAATGCGTGGGGGCGGTGCTATCCAAAAACAATTGACATACAGGATTCGATAAACATAATAACCTTAGAGGAGTACAGCTATGGCAGAAGATAAAGATAAGAAACGAAAAGAAATTCGTGAAAGACTTGAAAAGTCTAAAAAGAGCGGTGGAATAGATAGAAGTATAAACCGAATCACTGTTAGTTCGCCAGGCGGTGATCCAACTAATAGAAACAAAGACGGCAGTATAAAAAGAACAAAACAAATAAGAAAAGAATTTTCTACGAAAGAAGGTGTTCTTCCTAAGAAGAGAGTTGTTAAGAAAACAACAGTTACGGCAGACCCTGCTAAAAAGACACCAAAGAAATCAGCACCGAAAGGTCAGGCAGAAAAGGGTGCAAGTCCTTTGGCAGGAAAGCCAAGAAGTATAGCAGAAGCAAAGAGAAGAGGTGAAGTATACTTTTATGATAGCAAGGGTGTTAAGAAGATAGCGGCTACAGCAGCAGACTTGAAAAGAACAGGGCTAACACTTAGGCAGTACGCTAATAAGTTTGCTCCCAAAAAACAAACTAAGGCACACGCAAAATCATTGACACCATACGCGGCATCAAAGAAAAGAGCAGGCGGTATGATGAAGAAAAAAGGCATGGCTCGTGGTGGCATGATGATGAAAAAGAAAGGAATGGCTAAAGGCGGTAAGCTTAAAATGGTCATGAAAGATGGTAAGAAAGTACCTTTTTTTGCCGCAGATGGTAAAGGTAAAATGCGTGGCGGTGGCATGATGAAGAAGAAGGGTTACGCTATGGGCGGAGCCATGAAAAAGAAGGGCTACAAAAAAGGCGGTAAAGTTCTTAAAATGAGAGGTGGAGGTCTAGCCACAAGGGGTACGAACTTCACAATTAAATAATGGCAGTAGACAAAACTCTAGAACCCTTTGAAGTAGAAGCAGAGGGTAACCCAGAAGAATCAGAACTTAAAGTATCTGTAGTAAATCCTGATGCTGTTGCAGTTGAGACAGAGGACGGAAGTGTTGTGGTTGATTTCGATGGGGGCATCACACAGGATGCAGAGGGTATAGGTCATAACGATAATCTAGCAGAGCATATAGAAGAACAAGACTTAGAGGAGATGGCATCAAATCTAGTCGATGACTTTGAGTCTGATAGAACATCTAGAAAAGAATGGTCACGATCTTACATGAAAGGTCTTGATTTGCTTGGCATGAAGATAGAAGAAAGAACGCAACCTTGGGAGGGTGCGTCAGGTGTATTTCACCCTTTATTGTCAGAAGCTATTGTTCGATTTCAAGCACAAGCTATGGGAGAGATATTTCCTGCATCAGGTCCTGTTAGGACAAAGGTTGTTGGAAAAATGTCAAAAGAAAAGACAGCACAGTCTCAGCGTGTAGAGAACGAGATGAACTATATGCTGACAGAAGAGATGACAGAATACCGTGACGAGATGGAGCAAATGTTGTTCCGACTCCCCCTTGCAGGATCAGCATTTAAAAAGGTGTATTACGATCCGATCATGGAAAGACCATGTTCGATGTTTGTGCCTGCTGAAGATTTTGTAGTGTCCTACGGTGCTTCTGATCTCATGTCTTGTTCACGGTATACACATATTATGAAGAAGACAGAAAACCAAATTAGAGAGTTAATGGTTAATGGTTTTTACAGTGACGTTGATTTGCCAGAACCTCATCAGGATCAGTCAGAGATACAAGAAAAGTATGATGAGATGGAGGGAAACGAATCAGTTTATGAAGACGATGAGAGATATACAATCTTAGAGATGCACGTTGATCTGGAAATGCCAGAGCCTTTTAACGATAAAGATGGTTTGGCAAGACCATACATTGTGACGATAGATAAGTCGTCAAAGACAATTTTATCAATAAGAAAGAACTGGTACGAGAATGATGAAAAGAAAACTAAAAGACAGCACTTTGTTCATTATAGATATCTTCCTAGCCTTGGCTTTTATGGTACAGGACTTATTCATCTTATTGGTGGGTTGGCTAAATCGGCTACGTCTATACTGCGTCAGCTTATTGATGCAGGTACTTTATCGAATCTTCCTGCTGGTCTTAAAGCTCGTGGTCTTAGGATTAAAGGGGATGAGTCGCCTCTCATGCCTGGTGAGTTCAGAGATGTCGATGTGCCTGGTGGTGCGATACGAGATTCCATTACGTTTATACCTTATAAAGAACCATCCTCAGTATTGTACCAGTTGTTGGGAAATATTGTCGAAGAGGGCAGACGAATTGGGTCGATAGCAGATGTGCAAGTGGGTAACATGAAC